GGGTATGTCCATCACCACTAGGTCACCTACCTTGAGAGGGTATCTCTCTGCGTCAGAGAGCCTTGTATCAAGCATGAACTGCAGTGAGAAACCTGACCTACCGTAGGATGCTTCCCGTTCCATTAGGTCGAAGTCAGAGAACCTGTCAGGGTCTGTAGATTGCCCTAGTAAATCCTTGTCGTTTTCCAGCCTATCTACAATCAGTGGGGCAATCTTATCGCCATATCCGATCATCTGGTCCTCTGATGGATACCTAGCTGGCCAGATGCGTAACTCATAGCCACGATCTGGCAGTTTGTTGTATAGGCTTTCTTGGTTTTGTGGTGTTCCAAGATAGATGATGCGTCCATCTGGTTTCAGGATAGCATCAAACTCTTTCACAGCCTCTGACAGCTTGTCTCTCATGCCTTGGGTTGCACTATTGTTAGGGACTTCTATGTCATCAGCAATCAATACGTCAGCCCTAGACCCAGCAAGTTGCCCTGTGACACCTACAGATTTCACTGAGGGTGCGTGAGAGGCTGCTGCTGGTCCTACATCAAAGGATATCCTAGATTGTCTCTGGTCCTCTGACGGTATCAGGTGGGCCAGTACAGGTATCTCTTTGAGTAGGCGTAGGGTGAACGTAGTGAAGTCATCAGATCGTGTTTTAGATGCTGATACCACTAGGATGTTTAGTTGTGGGTTCATGTATAGCAGCCACACCACATAGGCTGAAGTAATCCATGACTTCCCTACGCCCCTGAATGCCTCAATAATGCTACGCTTGGGGCCATGCTGCACGTATTTCGCAATGTCATACTGTACATCTGTAGGTTTCGGAAGGTTAAGGTGGTCCCACACAACAAACAGGAACTTCCTGAAGTCTGTTAGTGGGTCTTTCTCTATAGGTACGCCAAGAGAGGTTGTTTTGTTAAACATCTAGTGGCGCATCTCATTCATATCTGTGTCATCATCATTGAAGTCTGGCAGTGTCTTTACGAGGTCTGCCAGTGGCGAGTTTTCTACAGCCATGCCTTCGATATGGTTGTCTTTAAGAAACTGTCGGGCAACATTAAGGTCACCAGCTTTGACATCAGGGTCTTTCATCCTTTCAATCAAAGTTTCTGCCAGCATCTTGTGCAGACTTTCCATTGCATCTTTTGTTGCGGTACTCATTTAGATATGCCTTTCATCTTCTCAAAGCTGCGTAGTCCAGCCATGCCAAGCATTGCGAATACCAGTTCAAATAGTTTGTCTGTTGGAAACACTGGTAGAAGCACCATAGGGTATCCTGCAGCCACACCTATCCACTGGGCTAGGGGGTTACCCATGAAGGCCCAGAAGACGCCTAGAGCGCACACCCAGCCTATCGCAGGACGCCATCCCGCTACGAACACCGATCTGTGTGCTGCTTCTACTTTGTTGGTTTCTGCTTGTGCCAGATTGACTTCATTGGCTGCTTTAATCAGTTCCAGTTCGATGACTTGTTTGGCCTTCTCAGCCGCATCTTTATCTGGAATAACTTTATCGACCACTCCCATCACTTGTGGAAGTAGTGCCGTTATCAGGTTCATCATGTTTGTTAGTTCCTACTATAAGATAATTAGCAGAACAGTAGCCACGATTGCCAACACCAAGATGCCTATCAGCACACTGGAGCCAACCACTGCCATATCTCCAACCAGTTCTGCTTTCTCTTCAGCCTCTCTGCGCTTTGCTGCAGCACGGGCTTTTTGTTCAAGTTGAGCATCACGCTGCAACTTTACGATGTCTTGCCATGCATAGAAACCGAAACGGCCTATAATTAATGCCTTAACCTCGGCTATATGCTCGGCAGCAAGTTGTTGGTTTATAACAATTTCTGTTATTGATTGGCCTTCTTTACGTGCCTTACGCTCTTCTATTTTAAGTTGTTTACTACCCTCAAAAAGGTCATCGATTTGCTTTGCGACACTTGAGATATCCTTAGCAGTACCAACAGTTTTTTTAAGAAACTCAACAGACTTAGTTATCAGGGCGATGCCTGTCAGCACCTCTGCCACTACCATAATATATTCCTGCTGTATAAGTTACGCTACAGCGTAAGTGTTCATTTTTTACGCTATGCCGTAATAATCACTATTTATTTGTGGCGATTGCTTCCACTGCGCCTCTAATTGCTTTTATGTTTTCATCAATACGAGCCAAGCTAAGTGCTTGGTCATGCACTGCATCCTCTAAAGATGAGACACGTAATTGCATCTCTCCGATATCTTTGCGGTTCTCTTGGATGTCTGACATCATCATTGAGACTGTCCAGACTATCGCTGCGCCTTGTACTACAAGACCAAATATTAGTGGGGCATGAGTTAGTTTTTGATCCATTTAGTACACCTTAAATTCTTCTAAATTAATATATTTAGGAACACAGTAAGCTGTCCCAAAGTGCTTTGAGTTATCTAAGAGGCCATACCTTCGCACGGCCTCTCTCGCGTAATAATTACACGTTTCTATTTTTCTGAAATACATGGGTGGTTCTATTAGCTTGCCACCCACATAAAGCATGAGTGCAAACACATGCACCATTAGCTTGGTGGCGTAGGAAAGGCTACGTCAGGGAAACCCTCTGCCGCTGGCAAATCTCTGAGTGCCTGTCTGTAGACGCGCCACTCGTCAGTAATGCGGTCAGCTAGTGCCATGCTGTCAGACGCCGCTAAGAGTGCGTCACGTTCTGCGCGTACTTGGGTTGCAGTTGCTGCCACTACGTCAGCTTGGAAGTCAGGCCAGTTTGACATATCTTCTGCATCGTCAAATACACCGCCATCGCCTGTTGTTTTGTTGTACCAGATTTTAGACATGATATACCCTCACGTTCCCTGCCGCACCATTTCCACCATTTACATTGTCACCAGCCGCGCCACCACCTCCAGGATATGTGCCATGCCCACCATTGCCCGTACCGCCGTTCCCGCTAAGTAAACTTGTTCCCCCAGCACCATAGTAAGCACTATAACCTAATGCGCCGCCAAAAATAACATTTTGCCCGTAATTAAGTGACTGACCGAAAAAGTAACCATAACCGCTTGGCAATGGTTTTTTTGTTATATTATATGTATCGTTAGGGCTTCCGTAGAAATAAGTCCCAGTGACTTGTGGATGTATTTCTTTTATTACCTCACTAACAGTCTCATTTGCCTGACCGCCCGACTGTACTCCTGTTGTAAAAACACGACTGCCGTTACTTGAACTAAGTGTCAGAGTCGTCTGATTTCCCTGAACTGGGTCCCAATGTTCAGTAGTTTGTCCAGTAACTCCCGCAGCTACAACATAAGCTGCACCGTCAAAATCACTTGCTTTTCCATAGATTAGTTGTACTGAACCACCCCTTCCACCAACGCGAAGGGACGCGCCTTGACCGCCGCCTAAAAGAAAAAACCAAACTCTATCGTCATCGTTAAGCGAACCTTTAGACCAAGTTCCGCTAGATGAATAAGTACTTGTTGGTGACGCCCAATCACTCGGAAAAGAAATGGCTGGTGTGCCTGTGCTTATAGTAGCCCAAGCCGCTGTTCCTGCGCTGGCGTATTGCAATAGCTGACCTGTCGCACCCGCCGCTGGAACGTGTTGATTACCCGCGCCTGTCGGGTGGACGTATGTTGCAACGTGACTGTTGGTTGCTGCTGTTCTTGCTCTAGTCATATCTTAAATTCCTTCTGGCTTGATAGGCCACTCGTCTATATTCAAAACAGGCCAGCTAGATAACGAAGGCAAGTCTCTAAGTGCCTGTCGATAACCAACCATTTCGTTTGACATGGTACAATCAGACAGTCCCAGATAATCAGTCTCGGCAAGCAAGTTGTTTCTTACGCCGCGAACCGTTGCAGCGTCTAGTTTGTGTTGGCGATAAATCTCAATAATTCTTTCATCAATCATGACGCTATCCTTTAAACTCTATGATTGTGCAGCCAGCTTCCTTGGGGGCTTCGCCCCCAAAACCGTAGCCTCTTGGAGCGGCTGCTGGATGAGAAAATAGCTTAGTGTTGCTTATGTGTTCCAAATCATTCATCGCATGACCAAACTTCGCACCTTCATTATGATAATACCGCACATTGCTTGAAGGGGCAGCCGTTTGGTCTATAAGCGTTGAACCAGCACCAGCTAAATGAAACTCTTTACCAATATACGGTGTCATTGTGATTGAGTTGCTGTCTTTAGTGCCAGCGGCCCCCCCGCCTGATGTCGTTCCGTGGTTGCCACCAGTACCGCCACCGTGTTTCATTTGAGTTACACTTGAATATCCCGACCAAACTGTTCCGTCTTGGTCGTAGATACCTTGAGTAGTTCCAGAAGTAGAGGCATTACCCCCATCACCAGCAGGACTACCAGCACCGCCACCACCACCGTAAACTGCGTTTGCAGAACCATAGTTAGTCCCCGACGAACCAGAACCGCTGCCGCCACTAGCGTTGAAATCCCCGCCAGATGCCGTGCCGCCAGTTAAATTCTGCGTATG